GGGATGGCTCCTGATCACGAAAGGCGACCATTACGCTGTGGATCGGGTGTAAGTTCGCCCGTAACCACTTGAGCAATGCCTGTTGCAGGTATTGCCCAACCACCGGTTCTGACGCAATGAGTCGGGGCTTCTCGATCGTCTTCGCCACTGCGATTAAGTTTGCAGCCGGCTTATACTTTCGATTGACCCGACCTGACCGCAAACCAGCGGCCACATCATATACCCATGTCCTATAGTTAACCGAGCAAAAGTAAGACTCGGGAAAGGACTCCTGCACGACTGCAGGATATGAAGGGAAGGTGTACTTATCCTTCTCCTCGTAGGGTAGGTCAGAAACGGCACCAGGACCATGTCCGGGTATTAGCTCTTCGACTTTTAGGAGTCCATTAGGCGCGAGCCTTCTGGAAACCTTATCCAAACAGACTACAAGCCGCTTCAGCACAGGCAGATCGCCCGGCTTTAGTGACTCTGAGAATGGACCACTGCGTGGTTCAAACATCAAGTCTGTGTCGATAGAGCGCGACGTCCGCATTTGGGCTTCGATATCCCAAAACTCGCGAACGGCGTCGACCACGACCTCTTCGGGGCACGTAGCTATGAACCTCTTACGGTGTAAGAGAAGCTGCCGTGCCATGAGGACTTTTGTTGGGTCGAGTACCCATTCACTAGTAGTAGCCGTGGAAACAAAGTTGCCCGACTCCCAGAAGAGGGAGTCAAGAACCGGGATCACTCCCGACTCAAGGTCAACTTCAGATCCATCGAGCACCAACGGAGGCCATTGTTTCAGAGATGATGGCTCCGTAGAAAGGAGCTTGTCAAACCACTTCCCGATCTTTGGGAGTTGGACCACTGCGAAGATATGGAAGTCTTCCACAGTGTACTTGCTACCCTCCGAACCGCACGATGCGGAGCGGAACTCGTCCTCCAGGTTGGAGGCAGCAACAGGGTCTGCACTCGCCACGTCTCGGCACATAGCCAAGAGCGCACCGAGTGCTTCCCCATTCAGGTTCTTTGACTTCATAGAAGGATTCCTTCTGTGTTGCCTTAGAACCCTTTCACTCAGGCACGAGTGCCTGTCCAGTGAA